GAAGCAGATAGAAAAGCAAAAGTGTTAGCAACGAAAGATGGCAATAACGGCGTTGGCGGTAAGATTGAACGTATGGCTGAAGAAGTTAAGCTTGATGAAGCAAGTCCAAGTGTAGAAAAAACTATCAAAGATCCAAATTTTGTTCTACTANTGAAAAAAGACGATGCTGCTGATCGCATGATACGCACTACCAANTTTAGAAAAGCAGACGGATTACTTGCATTTATTATGAGTGATATTGCAAGTCGTATAATTGGCAATGGTGCTGATGCAGTTGCTAACTTTGCAAGTCAAATGGCAATTGACGTAGGCGAAGAAGGCGAAAGCTTTGGTACTAAAATTACACCCGAATACAAAAGCGACAAACGCCTTGCTACATTGCTTGCACAGAAGTATTTAGGCGATATTAAGAAAATTGCCACAGACGACGATTATGCTGCTACAGTTAGAAAAGATCCTGCAGACGTCTATGGAAAAAAGAAAAAGCGTGATGGCGGCTATCATGAAGCTGTTGATGCATTTGAAAGTTGGGCAGAAGAAGTTTTTGAAGCAACAACCGGCACAATAGGAACTACAGGAACTACAGGAACAGTAGCTCCAGGAACAGCAAGAACAAATACACAAGTTGTAAAAGCACTCAGTGGAGGTGATACAACTAAAGCCAGAAACATTAAGCGTGTAAGTGATAAACTAGCACGTGGACAAAAGCTAACTCCTGCAGAAATGCCAGTAGCTGGCGAAATTGCTAAAAGCGTTATGACTACTAAAAAACCAACTGCAGCAATGCAAGCACTAGCACAAGATGTGCACAGTGACACTGATTTAAACAACGACGAAGATCTAGTACTAGAGAAAACATTAAAAGTTAAAGCAAAAGACGACTATGACGGCGACGGAAAGATCGAAAGTCCTGAAGAAGAATATATGGGCAGCAAAGACCGTGCTATTAAAAAATCAGCAAAACGCCACAACGAAGATGAATTTTTAGACGATGAAGATTCATTGATGAGCGAAAGTTTAGCATTGCTTAAAAAATTCGCAGGTTTATAAACAGTTAACACCTTTAAAAGGCAGTAGAAAATACTGCCTTTTTTTCTGACTTTTTTATTGACAGTATAAATAATAGAGTATACATTAGTTTTAATAGTGTGTACATCAAGGCAACACTATAGGCAAACAAGGCAACAAAAGGAAAAACATTATGGCTACACTTGCAGAAATTCGTGCTAAACTACAGCAACAAGACACCCGCAGCGGTTCTACATCAGGCGCCCAAGGCGGCGACCGTGCAATTTACGCACACTGGAACATTCCCGAAGGATCAACAGCAAAACTACGCTTCCTTGCAGATGGCAACGAGAAGAACGATTTCTTCTGGGTTGAGCGCAACATGATTAGACTACCCTTTCAGGGCGTCAAAGGACAAATGGACAGTAAACCAGTCATGGTACAAGTTCCGTGTGTTGAAATGTACAACGACGGTACAGCATGCCCTATCCTTGGCGAAGTGCGTGGGTGGTTTAAAGATCCAAGTCTAGAAGACATGGGTCGTAAATATTGGAAAAAGCGTGGTTATATCATGCAAGGATTTGTACGTGAATCTCCAATGAACGAAGACGAAACACCCGAGAATCCAATTCGTCGATTTATTATCTCTCCACAGATCTTTAATGTAATTAAAGCAGCACTAATGGACACTGAAATTGAAGAACTACCAACTGATTTTGATCGTGGGCTAGACTTCTTGGTAACTAAAACTCAAAAAGGCGGCTATGCAGACTACAGTACTAGTAAGTGGTCACGCAAAGAGTCGGAGCTGCTTAGCGCAGAGCGTACAGCAATTGCTGAGCATGGGTTGTTTGATCTTAGCGAGTTTCTTCCAAAGAAACCAAGCGAAACTGAGCTAAAAATTATTCATCAAATGTTTGAAGCAAGTGTAGATGGTCAACCTTATGATCCGGATTTGTTTGGGCAGTACTACAAGCCTGCTGGCTTGCAAGTTAATGCATCAAATCAAAGTGCTCCGGCACCAGCACCTGTAGCAGCAACACCTGAGCCAACACCGGCACCAGCACCTGTAACAGCAACACCTGAGTCAACACCGGCACCAACAACAAGTGGATCAACGTCTGACATTCTTAACATGATTCGTCAGCGTAAAAGCGCTGAATAAGAAGCAATTAAAGTAGAGCAGGTTAACTGCTCTACTTTGGTATTATTATATACAATTAATAAGGATTTTAGCATGGCAAAGCCGTTTGACGTAAGTAAATTTCGTAAGAGTATCACTAAAGCAGTACCGGGGCTTAGTGTAGGATTTAACGATCCTGATACATGGATTTCTACCGGTAATTACACACTGAATAAACTTATTAGTGGAGACTTTGAAAAAGGCATTCCACTAGGAAAAGTTACTGTGCTAGCAGGCGAATCGGGCGCAGGCAAGAGTTACATTGCTAGTGGTAATGTAATTAAATCAGCACAAGAACAAGGTATTTTTGTTGTACTCATTGACAGTGAAAATGCACTTGACGAAGCATGGTTGCATGCGCTAGATGTTGACACAGACGAAAGCAAGTTGCTCAAACTTAACATGAGCATGATCGACGATGTTGCAAAAACAGTTTCTGACTTTATGAAAGATTATAAAGCAGAGTATGCTGATAAACCATCAGAAGAACGTCCTAAGGTATTGTTTGTAGTTGATAGCTTGGGTATGCTGTTGACTCCTACTGATGTTGATCAATTCCAAAAAGGTGACATGAAAGGCGACATGGGACGTAAACCTAAAGCACTTACATCACTTGTTCGTAACACTGTTAACATGTTTGGCGAATACAATGTAGGTTTGCTTGCAACTAACCACACGTATGCATCGCAAGATATGTTTGACCCAGATGACAAGATCTCGGGCGGCCAAGGCTTTATCTATGCATCAAGTATTGTTATTGCTATGCGCAAACTTAAACTCAAAACTGATGCAGATGGCAACAAAACATCACAAGTACATGGTATTAGAGCAGCATGTAAAGTAATGAAAACACGCTATGCTAAACCGTTTGAAAGTGTACAAGTTGAAATTCCGTACGAAACAGGCATGAGCCCGTACAGCGGACTTGTTGAGTTTCTTGAAGCAAAAGATGTACTAAAGAAAAGCGGAAACAGCCTCGAGTACACTAGCCCAGTTAACTGGCGAAGTTATTAAAATGTTCCGTAAACCCTGGAATGCAAACAAAGATGGTGCATTAGACACTGTAATGGCAGAATACAACGATCAACAAGTTGATGCAATTGTTGAAGAAGTAGACCAAGAAGTTGAAAATGATGTAAATATGTCTGAAGAAGTAGTAGACGTATAATAAGGGTTCTTTAAATGGATATTGATACTGTAGAAATTTGTTGGAGTATATTTCAACGATATATCAAAAGTTCAGACCGTGAGCATGCTGTGAGTCATCTAGTAACTGAGTTACTAGATGCTGGCTTACGTGACGAAGATTTTAAAAAGCTAGCGGACATTGATAGTTCTTTTGCACAAGCTGTTGAAGATAACAGCAACGACGAAGACGATTATTGGTACGAAGACGAGGATTAATACTTAATGACCTGGTACAACAAAGTTACTGGTGATATTTCTCAATTACCAGATTTTATTGACTATTATAATAAAGAAATAGAGTCAGCTAAAATCGAATGTCGAGTCAAGGGAATTGTAGAAAAAAATATTAGTGCGCTACCTGGTATTACTGAGCATAGATTTAATCAGTTACAAGAAATTGAAGCTGTGTTAAACTATATGAATATACAGTTAAGAAAAATTCGTCGCAAGCATTTTCAAAAATACCTAGAAAATTATCAACGTGCACTTAGTAGCAGAGATGCTGAAAAATATGTAGACGGCGAGGATGATGTAATTGATTACGAAACATTGATTAATGAAGTTGCACTGTTGAGAAATCAATGGTTAGGTATCATGAAAGGACTTGATACCAAGCAATGGCAACTTGGGCATATTGTTAGGTTAAGAACAGCAGGTATGGAAGATGTTTCTATTCAATAAGGACACACAATGAATCGAGAAGACAAATCAATGGAAGTCCTAGAGCTACTAGGCGAGCATCATGAATTTATGGAAACTATTAAAAATGTTGCTGTCTTTGGGGATGATCATAGCAACGATGCTGCATGGTGGAGTGACTATCGCCTCAGTGACGAGAATATAAAATCTCATTTTAAGATTAAAAACTTTGTAACCAAAAACCAAACCCGAGGCGACAATAAAAGATCAAATATCAAAGTAATTGAAGCTAACATTAGCGAAACAGGCGAAGATAACGAAAGTTTCGAAATCATTTGGGCAAACAGTTGCTTGCAAACTAGTAGCAATCCATTGAAAACACTAAAACATTGGTGGAATTTACTCAAAGAAGACGGAATGCTCGTCGTAAGTGTGCCACAGACTAGTTTCATCAATGACTTAGGACGTTGGCAAATGTACAGCCAAAGCGGAGAGTACTTTAGCTGGAATATGGTTAATCTTATACAAAGTTTGGCTGTATGTGGATTTGATTGCAGGGATGGTCACTTTAAGCAAAAAAGACACGAACCTTATATTTGGGCAAGTGTGTATAAAGGCAGTGTGCCTCCGCAAGACCCTGCTACTACCAGCTGGTACGATCTCAAAGACCTTGGACTTACACCGATTGTTTTAGACAACTGCATTGATAGATTTGGATATGTTAAACACGAATTTTTAAAAGTCGAATGGTTGGATCACAGCATTTATGATATTGCACTAGAGAGTTTGCCGTAAATTTTGCTCAATGGTACTCCTGCGGCAATTTCATCAACTGTCCATTCGGTATATGCTAAATCGTTGAGCCATTGTGTTCTGTCTGGCATCATTGGATTTTCTATGTCGTGTAAAAAGTCTATGTCGTTGGCTACAGGATAAGCAAGACTACGATTACTAACAAAAGCAGGAACGCCGTTAATGATACTATGTATCCCAGGATTGCTACTATAACTAATAGTGCAATGTATGTTAGCAAAGCCCATATCAAAATCGTCATAAGTGCCGTTAACATATTTTGGTTCCTGTCTTGTTACGTGTTTGAGTCCACGCTCTATGTGTTCTAGTCTGCAGCGTGGGTGTGGACGGAATATAATAGGACGATCTGTGTGCTTGCGTATTTCATCATAGGTTTGTAAAAACCAATTACTCATGCTGGGCATTCCCTGCCATTGCAAACTTTTGTCGTGTTGCCCGCATACTAGAATAAAATCGCTGTCGGATCTCCAAGGCTTACAAACCAATCCCAAGCTAGCAGACCGAGACCCATCATTGTCTTGCTCACCAAAGTAAGCAGTTCTGTTGATTCCATTTAATCCTACCTTCCATGTAGTTCCTCGGCTAATACAGCCAACTTCTAATACAATTACATTACGATTGCTTGATCT